GCGCGGTTGTAACCGCTTCAATAGTTGACGATAATGTTACGCATGCTAAATTAGAAGGTAGATATACAGCTAAAGCAACTAGTACCTCTACAGGAAATCAAAACTTAGATGCATCAGCAGCAACAACATTTTTATTAACTGGTAATGTTGCAACAGCTACTTTAACAATTCAAAATATGAAGTTAGGGCAAGCAATTGATATTGTGCTTTCAGGTACACTGAGTAGTGCTGCAATAACTTTAGCAACAAATTTTTCAAGTACAACAATTAGAAAAGTTGGTAGCACAGAATTAGATACATCAGCAACTAATGTTATAACAGTAGTATGTATTGATGATACAGATGCGGCAGCGCTTGTTCATTATACAATTAATACATTCGCAACAGATACAACACCATAATATGAAAGCAATAAATAAAAACGGTAAAATAACAATATATCAAGGAGTACCACAATCTTTTACTTCTTCACAAGGTGTTCATTTAAATGCACCTAATATGTCAGAACAAGCATTAAAAGATGCAGGATTGTTTGACCTTATTATAGATGAAAATTATGATGAAAGAATTCATAATTTAGGTGAAATATATTGGGATGTAGCAAGTACAGTATTTAGAAAAGATGCAGAAGATAAAACTTGGTCTGAAACATTAGAGGAGTTAAAAACAAATAGAATTAATCATTTTAAATCAATAGTTAATAGAGAGCTTCAAAAAACAGATTGGTATGTTATTAGAAAAGCAGATAACAACGATGCAATACCCGAAGATATACAAACAGCAAGAACAAACTTAAGAACACAATCAGTAACTGTTGAAGATGAAATAAATGCTTTAACAACAAAAAAAGAAGTTATATTATACGATTTTCCTAATATTTAATTAAATGAGTTTTAATAAAAGAATCTTATCCGCAGGAGCCGCTCCTTTTAAAAATAGCAAAAATTTTAAAGCTATTACTTACGCAGGTAATGGAGGGACTCAAGCTATTACTGGTCTAGGATTTCAACCTGACTTTGTGTGGATAAAAAATAGAACATCAAATGGGCAAGGCCCATTAATACAAGATTCTACAAGAGGTACAGGTTCAACTAAAGTTTTATTTAGTTCAGAAACTTCATTAGAAGGTACTTATGGACAGTATGGTCACGTATCTGCTTTTGGTACTGATGGATTTACCGTTGTAGATGGGGATGGTGAACATGTTAATTCATCTAATAAAAATTATGTAGCGTGGTGTTGGAGAGCGAATGGGGGGACAACTAGCACAAATACAGACGGAAGTATAAATAGTACAGTACAAACAAACACAGATGCTGGATTTTCAATAATTAAATACACAGGCAATGGTACTGCGGGGGCTACCATTGGCCATAATTTAGGTGTAGTTCCTGATATGTTTATAGTCAAAAGATTAAGTGGTTCTGGAACTTGGAATTGGAGAGTATATCATAAAGACACGCACGAAGTTCCTGAAGACTATAATATAGCTTTAAACGGTCATGCTGCAAGATTTGATAGAACTGAATGGAATGATACCGCGCCAACATCTACAGTTTTTAGTGTTGATAATCACGGTTCAGTAAATGAAAATGGAGAAGATTATATTTGTTATGCTTTCGAAAATATTAGTGGTTTTGCAAACTTTGGTTCGTATGAGGGTAATTCCTCTGATGATGGGCCGATTGTAGAAACAGGATTTGAGCCGGCTTTTTTAATGATTAGAAATGCAAGTGATGCAGGAAGTTGGTTTATATATGATAATGCGAGAAATACAACTAATCCAAGAAAAAATTATCTTCATGCAAATACAACTAATCAGGAGGCATCGGACTTAAATGGCGTAGATTTTCTTTCTAATGGATTCAAAATTTTAGAAGACCACGATGACGTTAATGATACAGGTGATAGATATATTTATATGGCATTTGCTGCAGATCCTGACACAGAAGCACCAACACTTGCAAGTAGTTTTAATATAGAAACTTATACAGGTACAGGTGCAGCAAATAGTATTACAGGTTTAGGGTTTAAACCTGATTTAGTTTGGATAAAAGATAGAGGAAATGCTGAACAACATGTATTAAACGATTCATTAAGAGGGGCAACTAAAGATTTATCATCAAACACAACAGCAGCAGAAGCAACTCGTGCTACTGGTTTTACTTCTTTTGATAGTGATGGATTTACGTTAGGTACAGATGGGGGAGGTCTTGTTAATGATTCATCAAGAGGCCCTTACGTTGCTTGGACTTGGAAAGCTGATGATAACGAGCCAACTCTAACTGCAACAACTTCAGATGCTGACCCTGTATCTATTTATAAGTTTGAAGACAATTCAAATGATGTAAGAGGAAATAATAATGGATCTGATTCTAATATTAGTTATAGTTCAAGCGGTAAGTTTAATAAGGCAGCGGAATTTAATGGCAGTAATTCAAAAATTACATTAAGTAGTGGTGATATAATTACAAGTGCTGATTTTACTTTATCTATGTGGCTAACAAATGATAATAGCGGTAGTTATAAAGAAATATTTAGCCAACAAACAAATAATAGTAAAGGTTTTTATTTTGGTAAAGCCAGTAATGATACTGATTTTAGATTAGGTGATGGAATTGGTGATATACCATTGTCCGTTGGAACAAATTTTGAACACATTGTTGTTGCAGTAAGCGGGAGCAACGCTAAAGTTTATAAAAATGCAAATAAAATATACGACTCAAATAGTTTTAGTTTTAAAGCTTCATCCCACACTGTGGGAGCAAATAGCGGTACTATTTTAGGTAATCAATGGGGATCTATTTATAGCGAATACTGGGACGGTAAAATAGACCAGTTTAGAATTTTCAATGGTCAACAATTAAACCAAGCAAGTATAAGAAAATTATATAATGAAACTGCTTCACAAAATGATACTGTAAATATAGGCACTACTTATAATACTTCTTTAGAAGCATTAGTTAGTGCAAATGCTAATGCAGGATTTAGTATAGTGAAATGGACTGGTACAGGTGCAAACGTAAAAGTACCACACGGATTATCAGCAACACCTGAATTAATTATTAGTAAAAATATGGAAACAGCAGCAACTGATGGTTGGCCTGTTTTTACAACATCTATTGGTAATGACCATACTTTATTTTTAAATACAACTGCAGCAAAAACATCAACTGGTGGAACTTGGGGAAGCACAAGTCCTACATCAAGTGTTTTTACAGTTCAAGATAATGATTCAAACAACCAAAGTGGTAATGAAATTATTGCTTATTGTTGGCATAGTGTAAGTGGATATAGCAAGATTGGAACATTTAGTGGAAATTCAAGCACACAAAGTATTACTGGTGTTGGATTCCAACCTGACTGGATAATGATTAAAAGAACAGATGGAACGGAAAATTGGTATATACAAGATTCTACAAGAGGAAGCACTAAACAGGTATATGCTAATCTTAATAGTGCTGAATTTGATGAAACTGGTGCTATTACATCTTTTGATAATGATGGTTGGACAATGGGTAGTTATAATGGAATTAACAATTCTGGTGAATCTTATGTATATATGGCATTTAAAATAAACTAAAAATTAAGTTAAATTAAATTAAATAAATAAATTATGAGTAAAATTAAAAAAGAGCAATTAGAAGAATTGCAAAAGATAAATAATATTATCGTAGAAATTTCAAATCAAATAGCTAAAAATACTATAGCAAATCATAAGTTATCTCATCTTCATTTAGAGCAAGAAATTAAATTAAATGAATTAAAAGCAGATCTTTTAGAGGAGCACGGTAAAGTATCAATAGATCTTAAAACCGGTAAAATAGAAAAAGCAAAAGAAGATGAACTTAATAAGGAAGATTAGTATTGGGAAAGACTACAAAAATGATGCAATGCATTATGCTGTAGGACAAGAAGTTTACGGTGGGCACACTATATGTGATATATTAGAAGAGCAGGATAAGTACTCTGTATATATTAAAAAAGGAAATGACGTGTTGCCGTGGAAAAGTTTTAATAAAAATATGGGTATATCTGTAGAATATAATCTTGAATATTAATGAAACCCATACATACTTTTTTAATAACACCAAAAAAAGAAAGATACGACAATACTAAAAAGGTTAATGATACTGAACTAATATTAAATTCTGGTATAACTGATCATAAATTTGTAAGTCGTGAAGCTGTAATACATGAAACACCAATAATAAATGGCAAGCATTTTACTAGAGGCACTGAGCTTTATGTGCATCACAATATATTTCGTCGTTGGCATGATGTTAGAGGTATTGAAAGGAATAGTAAAAGTTATTTCAAAGATAATTTATACTTTTGCGAAGATGATCAAATATTCCTTTATAAACATGAAGGCAGCTGGAAAGCAAATGATGGTTTTTGTTTTATAAAACCATTAGCTAATGAAAATAAACTTTCTGTTAACAAAGAAAAACCCTTGATGGGTATTGTTAAATATACAGATAATTCAGGTTTATTAATAGTAGGTGAAAAAATAGGATTTACTCCAGATAGCGAATATGAGTTTATAATAAACGGTGAAAGACTATATAGAGTAATGACAAAAGAAATTTCAATTAAATATGAATATAAAAAAGAAGAAAGAGAATATAATCCAAGCTGGTTATAGAGCTGTTGATGAATTAGTAAAAGTTGCAAAAGAAGCAATTGTTGAAACAGATGATGATGTGTCTGCAGATAGATTAAAAAACGCAGCAGCTACTAAAAAATTAGCAATATTCGATGCATTTGAAATTTTAAATAGAATAGAACAAGAACAGGCTATTTTAGAAAACAAACCTATACAAGATGAAACAAAAGCATTTAGTGGGTTTGCGGAAAAAAGATCTAAATAATGAGTTATCAGCAAACATTATACAAGATTATTGAACCTATTAAAAGAACAACAATACATAGGTTAAATAAAAAGAAAGCTTGGGAATATGGTTATAACAAAGAACACGATATAGTTGTTATAAGTAAAACAGGTAAGATAGGGGATATATACGAAATACAAAATCTCAAAATTGCTTTACCAGAAGAAAATAATGTGTATAGCAAACAAGATAAATGGGTTGCACATGAATATCCTAAAGAGTTAAAAAATATAAAAACTATATTTGACTGGCAAACTTATCCAACAGAATTTAAAAACAAATGGCATGAATACATTAATACAGAATTTACTAGACGCGAAGAAGGGTATTGGTTTATTAACAAAGGTGTTAGTACTTATATCACTGGCTCTCATTACAATTACTTGCAGTGGTCCAAGATTGATGTTGGGAAGCCAGACTTTCGAGAAGCAAACAGATTATTCTTCATATTCTGGGAAGCTTGCAAGGCAGACGATAGATGCTACGGAATTTGCTATCTTAAGAACAGGCGTAGTGGATTTTCATTCATGTCAAGTGCTGAAACGGTTAACCAGGCCACCATATCATCTGATTCTAGATTCGGGATCTTATCTAAGACTGGTGGAGATGCAAAGAAGATGTTTACCGACAAGGTGGTACCCATATCAGTACACTACCCCTTTTTCTTCAAGCCCATACAAGACGGAATGGATAGGCCCAAGACCGAACTCGCATTCAGGGTACCAGCCTCCAAGCTCACCAGGAAGTCCATCACCAGTACAACCAAGTCCAACGCCGACGCGCTCGAAGGGCTCGATACAACAATAGATTGGAAAAACACAGGGGATAACTCTTATGATGGTGAAAAGTTAAGATTACTTGTTCACGATGAATCTGGTAAATGGGAAAGACCAGACAATATATTAAACAACTGGCGTGTTACTAAAACAACGCTGAGATTAGGAAGTAGGATTATAGGAAAATGTATGATGGGATCTACTTCAAATGCCTTAGATAAAGGTGGTGATAACTTTAAAAAATTATACAATGACTCAGACGTTACAAAAAGAAACCGCAACGGACAGACTAGTTCGGGATTATATAGTTTGTTCATACCTATGGAATGGAACTACGAAGGATTCATTGATTCTTATGGATTACCTGTATTCGAAACACCCAAGTCTGCAGTTGAAGGACCCTATGGTGATAAGATCGATATTGGAATAATTGAACATTGGGAAAATGAAGCAGAAGGATTAAAAAATGATTCAGACGGATTAAATGAATTTTATAGGCAGTTTCCTAGAACAGAGGAGCATGCATTCAGAGATGAAACAAAAAACAGTATATTTAATTTACAAAAAATATACGAACAAATAGATTACAACGACGGAATAAAATCCACTAATGAAGTTACAAAAGGAAACTTTCAGTGGGAAAACGGTGTTAAAGACTCTAGGGTTATTTTTACACCTGATAGAAATGGAAGATTTAATATATCTTGGGTACCAAGTATAAATCTACAAAACCGCGTAATAAGTAAAAATAGAGCTAAATATCCTGGAAATGAACATATAGGAGCATTTGGATGTGATAGTTACGATATATCCGGTACGACAGATGGTCAAGGATCTAAGGGAGCTTTGCATGGATTAACTAAATTTAGTATGGAAGATGCACCTTCTAATACGTTTTTTTTAGAATATATAGCTCGACCGCAAACAGCAGAAATATTTTTTGAAGATGTATTAATGGCATTAGTATTTTATGGTATGCCACTTCTTGCGGAAAATAACAAACCAAGACTTTTATATTATATAAAAAGAAGAGGATATAGAGGTTACTCAATGAACAGACCAGATAAAACAGCAAACAAATTATCTGTAGCAGAAAGAGAAATAGGAGGTATACCTAATTCATCAGAAGACATAAAACAAATACATGCCGCGGCTATTGAATCATACATTGATAAATATGTAGGATTACAAGAAGATGGAAGTTACGGTAATATATATTTTAATACAACATTAAATGATTGGTCTAAATTTAATATAAACAACAGGACTAAACATGATGCGGCTATAAGTTCAGGACTTGCAATTATTGCAAACAATAGGCACTTATATGAACCAAAACAACAAAGACAAACTAAAGTATTAGATTTTGGCTTTAAAAAATATAACAATCAAGGAAATATTTCAAAAATAATAAAATAAATGGATTTATCATCAACAGGTATATTCCCCTCTCAAGCAGTATCAAGTGGAGAAAAAGCAGGCAGCGCTTATGGTTTAAGTGTTGCAAGAGCAATTGAATCTGAATGGTTTAAAAGAGACTCGGGGTCAACTAAATATTATGCTAATAGAGATAACTTTCACAGGTTAAGATTATATGCAAGAGGAGAACAATCAATACAAAAATATAAAGATGAGTTATCTATAAATGGTGATTTATCATATTTAAACTTAGACTGGAAACCAGTACCAATCATACCTAAGTTTGTAGATATAGTTGTTAATGGTATTGCAGAAAGAACATACGATGTAAAAGCTTATTCACAAGACCCGGCTTCAGTACAAAAAAGAACAGCATATATGGAGTCTATTTTAAAAGACATGCGTACAGCTGACTTTAATAATGCTGCTTACGAAGAATTTGGTGTAAATTTGTATGACAATGACCCTAATACTTTACCTGAGAATGAAGAAGAGCTGCAATTACATATGCAGTTAAACTACAAAGATTCTATTGAAATAGCAGAAGAAGAAGCAATTAATAATGTATTTGATCATAATAAATACAATTTAATAAAGAAAAGACTTGATTACGATATTGCTACTGTAGGTATGGCTGCTGTAAAAAATGAGTACACAACATCAGAAGGTATAAATATAAAATATGTAGATCCATCAGATTTAGTTTATTCGTATACGGATTCACCTTACTTTGAAGATATATATTATGTAGGAGAAATAAGAAGAGTTTCTGTAGTTGATCTTAAAAAACAATATCCGTATTTAACAGATGAAGATATTAAAAAGCATGTAGAAAACCAAGCTAGTAATACAAAATTATATAATAAATCATATTCTACAGCTGATGCAGAAGATAACTCTTATGCGTATATACTATATTTTGAATATAAAACATATAAAGACGATGTTTATAAAATAAAAGAAACATCTACTGGTGCATCAAAAGCAATTAAAAAAGATGATACATTTAACCCACCTAAAGATTCTAGGTCAAGATTTGAAAAAACATCAAGAACTATTGAGGTAATATATGAAGGTGCAAAAATTGTAGGCTCAGATATAATGTTAGATTGGAAATTAGCTGAAAATATGACAAGACCTAAGTCTAATACTGTTAAAGCTCAATTCAGTTACAACGTAGTAGCACCAAGAATGTATAAAGGTAAAGTTGAATCACTTGTAAGTAGAATGACTACATTCGCTGATATGATTCAATTAACGCATTTAAAATTACAGCAAGTGCTTTCAAGAATGGTACCAGATGGTGTTTATTTAGATGCAGATGGTATTGCTGAAATAGATTTAGGTAATGGAACAAATTATAATGCACAGGAAGCATTGAATATGTATTTTCAAACAGGTTCTGTTATAGGTAGGTCAATGACACAAGATGGTGAATTTAATAACGGTAGAGTTCCTATACAAGAACTACAATCTTCAGCATCACAATCTAAAATATCTAGTTTAATTAATTCATATAATTATTATTTACAAATGATAAGAGATGTGACCGGATTAAACGAAGCAAGAGATGGATCAACACCAGATAAAAATGCATTAGTAGGATTACAAAAGATTGCAGCAGCAAATTCAAATACCGCAACAAGGCACGTGCTACAAGGTGGTTTATATCTTACACTTAAAACAGCAGAAGCAATATCTCTTAGAATATCAGATGTATTAGAATTTGGACCAACAAAAGAATCTTTTATACAAAGTATAGGTAAATACAATGTAGCTACATTAAATGAAATGTCAAAGTTACAACTTCATGATTTTGGTATATTTTTAGAGCTTTCTCCAGATGAGGAAGAAAAACAGTTGCTTGAAAACAATATACAAATGTCTCTTCAAAAAGATCAAATTAATTTAGAAGATGCTATTGATATACGTGAAATTAAAAATCTTAAACTTGCAAATCAATATTTAAAATTAAGAAGAAAACAAAAATTTGAGCAAGATAGACAAATACAGCAAGAAAATATACAAATGCAAAGTCAATCTAATGCACAAGCCGCACAAGCTGCCGCTCAAGCTGACGTTCAAAAACAACAAGCTATAACGCAAAGCAAAGCTCAGTTAGCAGAAGTACAAGCTGATTTAGATATAGAAAAATTACAAAAAGAAGCAGAAATTAAATTGTTACTAATGCAAAAAGAATTTGAAATGAATATGCAGCTTAAAGACGCTGATTTAAATGTAATTAAAGATAAAGAGAAGTATAAAGAAGATAGAAAAGACGATAGAACAAAAATACAGGCTTCACAACAGTCTGAATTAATAGATCAAAGAAAAAACAATAAACCACCTAAAAACTTTGAATCAGCAGGATTTGATAATTTAGGAGGGTTTGGTTTAGAACAATTTGAACCAAGATAATAAATAAATAATAAACAATGAGTAAAATACCAAGAAATGATTGGACTGGAAGTATAAACGGTTCAACATATACAACAGCAAGCTCAAATGCTATAACTCCTACATCAGGAAATGTTTTTGTAGCAATAACAATGTTAACAGACACTGTTTTTGATAGTGCAAGTGGGTTAGTTGCTGAAAGCGCAACAACATATATTAATACTGAAGGCATTGGTGCTGGAGCAAATGGTATAGTTGTTGATAGTGTTACATTCCCAAAAGGAGTAACAATCTACGGTCGATGGACTGAAATTGATGTGAACTCAGGAACTATAGTAGCATATCAAGGAATTTAAAGGTAAAAGTATTCTTGCCTTATTAAAAGAGTACAACTAATTATATTATATTATGTCAGAAGAAGTAAAAGCGGCTGTAGTTGAAGATGAAAATTTATCAACTGCAGAGCAAGAAACAAAAGTACTCAAAAAAATGGGTGCTGATATAGGTGAAGAATCTATAACTAAAGTAGATTTAAGACAAACTAAAGAAGAAACAGATGCCGTTCAAGAACAAAGCACAGATGAAAGCGTGTTACGCGGAAGCGGCACGGATGAAAAAACTGGGGAAGAAGCCGAAGTGGAATTGCAAGAAGTACAGCAAGAAGAAAAGCAATTAACTTTAGAAGAAGTAATTGAAGACGAAACTGAGGAAAAACCAGAACAAAAACCAGAAGATCCTGTAGAGGAACTAAAGGAAGAAATAGAGGAAGCTGTTCAAACATCGCAAGATACAGCAGCTCCATTACCAGAAAACATTCAAAAGGTTGTAGACTTTATGAATGATACTGGTGGAACGTTAGAAGATTATGTAAAAATTAATCAAGATTATTCTAACATAGATGATTCAACTTTATTATATCAATATTATAATCAAACTAAATCACATCTTACAAAAGATGAAATTGATTTTTTAATTGAAGATAATTTTAATGTAGATGAAGAAGTTGATGAACCAAGAGATATTAAGCGTAAAAAACTCGCTTATAAAGAAGAAATTGCAAAAGCTAAGAGTTATTTGGAAGGGTTAAAGGGCAAATATTACGAAGAAGTCAAGTTGGGTTCTAAGTTAACCAATGATCAACAAAAAGCAATCGAGTTTTTCAATACTTATAATAACGAACAATCAGAACAGCAAAAGCTGCAAGAAAAGCAAGTTACTCATTTTAACAATGAATCTAAAAAAGTATTCACTGATGATTTCAAAGGTTTTGAATTCAAAGTAAGTGATAAAAAATATAGATTTAATGTTAAAGATAAGCAACAAGTTCAGGATAGACAAGCAAATATATTAAATGTACTTGATAAATATATCAGTGAAGATAATATGTTAAAAGATGCTTCAGGCTATCATAAGGCTCTTTTTGTTGCGGACAATGCAGACGAAATTGCAAATCATTTTTACGAACAAGGTAAAGCTGATGCTATAAAACAGTTAAACGCTGAATCCAAAAATATAAATATGGATCCACGTAAAGCTGGTGTAGTTGAGGCTGGAGGAGTAAAAGTAAGAGCAATTTCTGGTGATGATAGTTCAAAACTTAAAATTAAACTTAGAAAATAACAATAAAAATTTCAATATAAAATGGCAGCAATAACTCCATCAGCTGGAAGCTCGTTGAATTCAACGCCGGCACCAGCTAAACAAACTTTGTCATCTAACTACCTATCATTTACAGGTGGTTCAAATGACTGGTCTCAGCAATACCTACCAGATTTATACGAACAAGAAGTTGAAGTATTTGGAAACAGATCTGTAGCTTCTTTCGTAAGAATGGTTGGTGCTGAAATGCCTATGACTGCAGATCAAGTAATTTGGTCTGAGCAAGGTAGACTACACTTACACTACAAAGGTGCAGCAGTAGCTAACACCGGTGTAATTACAATTGCATCTTCAGGAACTCATGCAGTAAGAGTTGGTCAAACTATCGTACTTAGCGATAACCAAACTTCTCCTACAGTAATTAAAGCGTATGTTTCTGCAGTAGCAGCTGACAACACAACATTAACTGCAATTCCTTATTCAGGAGGTGCAACTGTTGGTGCTGTATCTGGATTCACAACAACTGATGATGACGGAACAGCAACGTGTGACTTATTCGTATTTGGTTCTGAATTTAAGAAAGGAACTAGCGGAATGAGCAACGCGGTACAACCATCTTTTGCTTCTTTAACTAACAAGCCAATTATCATTAAAGATAAGTACGAAGTATCAGGATCTGACGCTTCTCAAATTGGTTGGGTTGAAGTAACAGGAGAAAATGGACAATCTGGTTACCTATGGTACTTAAAAGCTGAAGGTGACACAAGAACAAGATTCGAGGATAACCTTGAAATGGCAATGATTGAAGGTGAATTTGCTAAAGCAACTGGTGGTGTTGATTCACTACTTGGAACTGCAGCAGCTAACGATACTGCAGGTACTGAAGGTCTTTTTGCAGCAGTAACTGCAAGAGGTCACATTACGACTGGTATCGCTGGTACATCTCCAACAGATGACTTAGGTTCGTTTGATAACATTCTTAAGAAGTTTGATGCTCAAGGTGCAATCGAAGAAAACATGTTATTTATCAACAGAGATGTATCTCTAGCGATTGACGATATGTTAGCAACACAAAATTCTTACGGTGCAGGTGGTACATCTTACGGTGTATTCTCTAACAGCGAAGATATGGCGCTTAACTTAGGGTTCTCTGGTTTCAGAAGAGGTTCTTATGACTTCTACAAAACTGACTGGAAATACTTAAATGACGCTTCAACAAGAGGTATTATTGAAAACGATATAAGAGGTATAATTGTGCCAGCTGGTACATCTACTGTTTACGACCAAACACTTGGTAAAAACATTAAGAGACCATTCTTACACGTTAGATATAGAGCTTCACAAGCTGATGATAGAAAAATGAAATCTTGGACAACTGGTTCAGTAGGTGGAAACTTCACTTCTGATTTAGATGCAATGGAGGTTCACTACCTATCAGAAAGATGTTTAGTTACACAAGGTGCAAACAACTTTATGTTACTTACTTCTTAATATTTATTACAGTAGAGCAGGGCGTGTTTTATCGCCCTAGCTTTACTTTTTATTAACTTTTATTATATTATATCATGACACAAAAAACAAAAGCCAAAAAGGCTACAAAAGCTATTGAAGAACCTATAGTTGAAACAATAGTTGAACAACCAAAAGAAACAAAACCTTCTTGGGTTGTAAAAGATAGGGTTTATGCCCTTAAAGATGGTTTAGCACCATTAACATATACAGTAAAAAGTTCTAATATATTTTATTTTGATGAAGAAAAAGGATATGAAAGAGAACTTAAGTATACAACAAATCAAAAAACACCATTTGTTGATGAGTTCAAAGGTGATGCTAAATTAGAACATATAACTTTTGTAGATGGTACACTAGCAGTACCTAAACAAAAACAAACTTTACAAAAACTTTTATCATTATATCACCCTCAAAGAAATTCATTATTTTTTGAATTTGATCCTGAAGCAGTAGCAGAAGATGAGTTAGATATGATGGAATTAGAAATTGAAGCTTTAAATGCAGCTATGAGCATGGAAATTGACCAAATAGAGGCAATAGTGCGCACAGAGGCTGGAAATAAGGCATCTAAGATGACTTCTAAGGAACTTAGACGTGATTTGATTAATATTGCTAAGAGAGATCCTATTCTGTTCTTAGAATTAGCAAATGACGAAAACATAAATATTAGAAATATGGGGATTAGAGCAGTTGAAGCTTCAATTATAAAGCTATCACCTGATAATAGAACTTTTATGTGGGGAGCAACTAATAAAAAATTAGTTACAGTACCTTATGAAGAAAACCCATACAGTGCATTAGCAGCGTATTTTAAAACCGATGAAGGTCTTGAAATTTACAATGCAATTGAAAAAAGACTTAAATAAGTCATAATTATAGTATAAGGCTGCTATAATTGTGGCCTTATATTATAATAACAAAAAAAATATGGCAATTAGCATAGATACAGTTTATCAAAGAGTACAAGCTATTCTTAACAAAGAAAATCGTGGGTACATAACACCGCAAGAGTTTAATTTATTCGCTAATCAAGCTCAGCTTGAAATATTCGAACAGTATTTCTTTGACTTAAATCAATATGAAAGACTGCCAAAAAAAGATACTGAGTACAGCGACTTAGTAAAAAATATTAATGAAAGAGTTAGCAAATTCAAAACTTCAGCTACTCTTACATATACAACAAGCTATTTTACGTTACCAACAGATTTATATAAATTAGGTACAGTAATATATAATAGCACAACACCTGTTGAACAAATAGATCAAAAAAATCTATTAGAATACACACTTTCACCTTTAACAGCGCCATCAACAACAAATCCAGTTTACATACAGAATATACAAACTACTGATTCTGTTTGGAGTATAATTTTATACCCAAGCACTATACAGTCGTTAATAACATGTACTTATGTTAGAAAACCTAAAGAAGTTCAATGGGCTTCTCAAACTGTAGTTGGTAATGCTTTATATGATGCTGGTAATTCAACAAGTTTTGAACTGCATGATTCTGAAGAAACAAATCTTGTTTTAAAAATATTATTATACGTAGGATTAACTCTTAGAGCAGGAGATATAGCGCAAGTTGCAGACGCAAAAGAAACTAAAAAAATACAACAAGAAAAATCATAATAAATGGCATTAATAACACAAAGCGAAAGAGAATATTACGAAGGCGAACAGCTTTTTACAGGTGACGGAAGTGATACTACGTTTACATTAACGTTTACGCCATTACCAACGGCTGAATCAAAATTTAGAGTTTTTCTTGACGGTATAGAAGCTGATGATGATTTACATAGCTATAATTCAAGTACAGGGGTTATTACATTTACTACAGCACCTGGTAATGGTGTAGTTATAAAAGTATTATTAGAAAATCCTAATACAGGAAACTATAGATATATATCTTTAGATAATATAGTTAATAACTTTATGGTATCTTATGTGGGTGATGGTAAAATTATAGATAATGCAAGAAAGTTAGATGTATTATTTCATACTAAAAGAGCAATACAAGAATTTAGTTACGATATAACAAGAGTTGAAAAAATATTTGAAGTTACTATTCCCGAAGCGTTATCTTTACCAGTACCACAAGATTATGTTAATTATGTAAAACTTGCATGGTCTGATGATAATGGTCTTGAAAGAATAATATATCCTACCAATCAAACATCAAATCCTTCAAAATCAGCATTACAGGATACAGACGCTGCTTATTTATATGATAATGATAATTCTCTTTTATTAGCGGATCGTGAAATTACTAAAAGTTTTAAAGGCATTGAAACAAATGCAGCTTTAGGTTCTTCAAGCGCAGATGATTATTTTGCACAAAACCCAACTTATAGTGACAGTATTATAGGATACGGAAGAAGATATGGAAGTAGTCCTGAAAATTTACAAGTAAACGGTGTGTTTGTTTACGATGAAGTAAACGGAAGGTTTAGCTTTAGTAGCAATTTAGTCGGTAAAAACTTATTAATGCATTATGTATCTGATGGATTAGGTACTGATGCAGAAATGCAAATACATAAAATGGCTGAGGAAGCAGTATATAAATATGTAGCTCATGCAATATTATCAGGAAAAGCAAATGTTCCAGAATATATTGTAAATAGATTTAGGAGAGAAAGAAGAGCTGCAATGCGTAATGCAAAATTAAGGTTATCAAATATTAAATTAAATGAGTTATCTCAAATTATGAGAGGTAAATCTAAGCATCTAAAACACTAATTAAATGCCAGAAATTAAAAAATCATTCCTTAGGGGAAGAATGAATAAAGACCTCGACGAGAGACTTATACCTGAAGGTGAATATAGAGATGCTTCTAATATACAAGTATCAAGTACTGAAGCGGATGATGCAGGTACTGTTCAAAATGTATTAGGTAATAGATATGCTAATAAAACCTCAACTAGTGTTTATACTACAACTTATGGCATGGGAGGTAAATGTATTGGGTCAATTGAAAATAATGAAACCAATAAGTTATATTTATTTATAAAAGGTACATCTGTAAATGCTATAGTTGAATTTAATTCTGTTACTGAAACATCTGTGCCCGTAATAGTTGATGCAAGAACAGGTAATACACCTGGCACTAAAAATATATTAAATTTTACAGATACAAAAATTACTGGAATAGCTATACTACAAGATTATTTAATTTTTACAGATAATAATTCTGAACCTAAAATAATTGATATAAGTGATGATTCTGTTTTTAAATCAGGATCAGAGTCAACTTATGATCAAACTACACAAATTAACAACGAGCCTTTTAGAGAATCTGATATTACCTTAATTAGAAAAAAGCCACACAATGCTCCAAAGGTTGTTATAGAAACTACCACAAATAATAGTATACCTAACGAACAGTTAAGAGCAGCAAAAATTGTAACAAACAATTCAACAATTTATAATGAAAAATTTGTAAGATTTGCTTATAGATGGAAATTTAAAAATGGGCAATATTCTGCTTTTTCACCTTTTTCTGAGCCTGTGTTTTTTCCTAATGCAGGAGGATTAGGACTTACAATAAGTTCTTATACTATAGAATCAGGAGAAAATGCAATAATGATTAATAATATTACAAAAGCTCAGTTATATAATGTAGAATGTGGTAATGGTAGAAATAATTCAGATATAGTTAATAATATAGAGTATATAGATATTTTATATAAAGAATCAAACAATACAAATATATATTTATATAAAACAATTACTGTTGAAGAAGCTTTAACAGCATATTCAGGTGGTATAGATGTAAATGATGAAAGTAAAAAATCAGTAATACCAGACGACCAATTATTTAGAGTTTATGATAATGTTCCATATAGAGCAAAAGCTTTAGATACAGTAGGTAATAGATTGGTTTTTGGTAATTATAAAGATGGTATAGATATTGAGGGGTTTAGTCCAGTTTTTGATAGTGTTAATTTAGTTTCAAGAACTTTTGTTGAAGATGAAATTACAAGGAAATTTTTTAATGCTTCTGATGAAACAGCCCCTGGTTTTGTAGGTGTTGATAATGATACAGTTAAAGATAAAGCTACTGTAAAAAGTGGTAGAAATTATCAAATAGGTATTGTATTTGAAGATGAATATGGTAGACAAACACCAGTTACTACAAGTCCTGGAGGATTTAAAAAAGTTAACTTTGATACTTATTCAACAGGATCAACATCTACAGATGGATTTGGTAAAAAGTTTGAAATTACAATGGATGGTTTACCTCCTGGTGTTAAAGAATTTAGAGGTGACGGAACAAGAAAAGAATTTATTTTAGGTTTCCCTAATAAACCTAATAGTATTAATGATTTTGCAGTATATATAGATGATATAAATACACCTAAAATACCAAAAACTTCTAGTGCTAATAATGATTATGATTATAGTACTACTACAGGTGCTGTAGTTTTTACATCAGCACCTAGTGCTAATGCTAGAATAATTGTTGATTTAAATAGAATTAAAAAATTTAAATACTTTATTAAAGAAAATAAAGGCGAATATCATAATTTTGTAGTTGATAAAGTAAGAGATAATACAGAAGATGCTGGTAATACAGCTTGGTTAATAGTACCTAGTTTTGAAATTAATAAGGTTCAGAAAGATGATATAATAATATTAAAGAAACCAGCAAATACATTTGCGCCTATAAATTATGGAAGAGTTAGTGGAGAAGGGCCTGATGACTACAAATTTAAAGTACTACAAATTTCTGAAACTAAACCTAGCAA